AAGAGAGGCCGCTAGACAAGAAAACAAAAAGCGAATACTAAAATACTACTCCGACGGCATCAAACAATGGAATAAAGAGGTTGACTTCAAGGATAATATAAATAACATTCTTGGACTAGGAGCATCTCGCTCTCAATCTGACTTTACTGCCTTCGCTCTTAGTGAGCAAGGTAAAGGTCTACTAGACAAGCAACAAGCAGCACAAAAGTATTATGCTCAGGCAGCTGTAAATGAAGGTGGTAGATCAAGAGCTTTTGGAAGAAGACAGAAAGCAGACTTTTATAATAAGCTAGCTGAAGTTGACAGAAAGCAGTATGCTCTAGCAACTGTTGGAGAAGCAAAAGCTCAGACTAAAATAACAAGAGGTCTATCAGAACAACTACGTAGTAATCGTACACAACTTGGATTTGATCCACAGTTTGGGCCACCTACTATGTTACCACCAAAAGACAGAGCTGGTCAGCTTATGAACAGTATAAGCTTTGGTATGAGTGTTGTATCACCATTTTTACCTAGTTGTGATGTAAGACTTAAAGAAGATATTAAAAAAATAGGTACATCTATTCAAGGTTATGATATATACAAATTTAAGTATATAGATGAAAACACTGAATATATTG